TGACTAGACTTTTATCTGTATTAGGCGTTAGAATACGGTTGCTTACATAATCTGATAACGGACTTGTAAGTTAATCTCACCAACTGCATATGGGGCTAAGAGGCCTTCATCTGTAGTTATTGAGTCTATTAATATTTCTGTTGTTTCATATCCACTGTCTACATCATATACTAAGACTCTGTTAGCATCTATACAACGCTCCAAATCTTCTAGTAGTAATTCAAGTTGTTCTTGTGCAGTATCTTCGCTTTTGCAGTATACTTTTACGCAAACACCTAGCATGCCCCAGGCAAAATCAGCTGGATGATATTCACGCAGCTCAGTGCCTGGTGATAAGTATACGCTAGGAAAATCGTTTACTTCATCCCAAAACTTTAGTTTGGCAAAACTTTGTTCTTGCAAGTTAGTTTGGTACGGTGCGGTACCATCTATCAACTTAAACTTTTCAGCAAGGGCTTTTACAATACTTGTTCGTCTGCTCATACTAATACTGCCCTTAGTCTAGTTATTTTTGCTTGTGCTGCTACTTCTCTGATTGACTTTGAGATTAGCAGTTTAGGGTCTCTGCTGCGTGGTTGTTCCTGACGACCGCCTTGACTAAAGGTTGCGTAGGGATAGCGCATATAGTCGTAGTATGCAGTAACCATTCCTGCGCGTCCTTGCGTTAGTCGCTCAACACGCACACTTTCTGCAAATCTACCACTGCGTAGGTTGAGTATATCACGGCGATTACCAGCACCCATATTCTGCTTAACAGTTTGTACAAGATTGCTATTTAACAAACTTTGTAAATTATTTAAGCTAGCTTCTTGGCTTACTACTCCACTTAGTAATGGCTGCTTTTTAACCGCTAGTTTACTTGGCGTTTTTACTTTTTTAACACCACTAGTAAAGCCTGTAATTACGGGCACAGCTATCTTGCTCTTAGACTTGTTAACCTTTTTAATTTTTTGTTTAAACTTGGCTACGGTTTCGCCTTTTATAGCTGACATTATACTAACTGCTACATAGTCAAGTACACTTGGAGAGCCTCTGCCACGAACCAAACTATTGCGAATTGCTGTGGCTAGTTTACCACCAACAGTTCCTATTAATTCACCTAATTTTTTCAGTGTTTTAGCATTTGACTGTGTAAGTATGCCGCGCTCTAGTATACTACCGCGACGACTATTTACTACGCTGTTTTCAAATCTAACAATATTGCCACCTATACTAACAAACAGCTTGATAAAACCTTCGCTAAAGTCTTTTTCAACAGTTATGTATTCTTCGGTCTGTCTTGCCTGCTCAATAAAACTTATGGACGCTTGTTGTGCTTGTTGCAAACCTTGCTGAGAACCACTAGTTGAACTTATAATGTCAAAAAGTATGTTGATAACCTTGGGACTATTAAACTGCAGTTTGATTGTACCACCTTCACTATAGCCTACAGCAGTGTGTCCATAATCTAAGAATTTACTAACGCTAGCAACGCTTTTTATTGGGTTTAAGCTTAGTGCTTTGTTGATTGCTTTAGTAAATGAACCGGTTAATTCATCAAAGCTTTTATACAAGAATACATCTCTGCCACTATTACTAAGATCAGTAACATGAATTATATCTACAAATAATTCGTCTAAGCCTTGTAGTATAGTACGCTGATCGCGATCGTATCTAATAATCTGATTTAGCTGATTGTATAGTGATCGTTGATTAGTATTAAAGCAAGTTTTGGCAAACAATACAGCTGCATCTTTAATAACCTGTACTAGTAGTTCTACTTCTTGGTCACTAAGTTTTGTAGAACTATAATCTTTTTCCAGTTTAGGGTCGTAGTTATCGCCTAGGGCTTCTTTTAAAGAGGTTGGTATATCATTATACTTTTTTAGCTCTTTTTCTATGTTGCCATAGTCTAAGATTAGCATAGTTGGAAATTTGTTATCAACTATTTGTCTAAAATCTAAATTCTTACGTTCGTATAATCTGGTATCGTCTTTTTCTAAGCCTTGTTTTGTATACTTGCCAACACTATTTACAAGCTCTGTTGGCAGGTCTTTAATAAACGCTACATCAGCTGTTTGTATAGACTTCATTAACTATAGTCCGCTACATATTGATCTAGTACACGTTTAATATGTGCCGGAAAGTTTGTAGTAGCTATATATTGTATCTGTGTAACATTGGGCGTTACATCACGATTTACGTGCACAGCACTGTTATTCTTTGAATAGTACTCAACTAGGTCCATAACAGCCAGTTTAAGGTCATCGGGTACAGTTTCGTAACCAGCAGTGTACACTACTCTATAACCTTTAATATAAGCTGGAAATACGCTCTTTGTTGTACTGCGTATCAAATCACCATCATCTATCCAGTCTGTATACTTTACAAGCTTTGTATATGTTTTACCATAATCTGTGCTTTGTGCTACTTCTTGTATTGTAACTACAGGACTTTCTTTAAGCACTAGTTCTGGATAACCACCATCAAAATACTCAGTTTTTGCTTCGTCATAGTAGTCGATAAAAGTTTTACGACAGTAAGTTTTTACAAGACTACTAACTTTAGGAATTAAAAGATCGATCTCGGTATCTTTATTAGTACTAGTAATTCCTAGATAATTTTTATACTCTGTTCTAGTAATTAAGTCTGTAGCCATATAAACTCCGTGTTGTCTCTAAAACCTACCGCGGCAAGCTTTAGAGACAGGACTCCTAAGAATCCTGTCTTAATTACTGATTAAACGTAACGTACTGTAACTACACCAGCACCTTCGTTACTTGTTAGCTGACTCATAGCGATACGCATACTTGCAACTAACACACGACGCTGATTAACTACTTCGTCATCTGTATCCATACGCATTGCACGATGGTTACCAACTACGAAGTTACGTGGGTTAACTAATACTGCTAGTGGGTCATTAGCTGCTGCACCAGTCATCTGTGCTGTAACTAGTACACGAGTTTGTGTTAACAAACCAACTTGACCTGTAATTAGAGTATTACGTGACTCGCTGATCTTGTCTGTGCTCTGGAACTCAGCATCGTCTAGTAGGTCGTAGTAAGCGGCCTGGCTAACAAACATAATTAGTTCGCTAGGATCTAGACCCCAAACACCTAGTGCACGACGTGCATCACGGAACTTAGCAGCTGTAAACTTCTGGCCAACAGTAACTGTGGGGCTTGAAGTTGCTACGGCATCATAGCTGGCTAGACCATTGATACCGGCAGCATAAGTTGTAGCACCAACATCGTTACCGATTAGCATAGACTTGTCTAGTGTCTTGGCCATGCGACGAACGATTGCATCACGGATGATAGGAACAATAGCGATTAGGCCATCTTCTTCCTCTTCAAAGTTGATGTACTCTTTGGTAGCTAGCTTTGCGCTGCTGATTTCGATCTCTTTTAGTGCATGCTGGCGAGCTGTACCGCTGCTTGAAGCACCACCGAAATCGCTGTTAGCAACCCAGGTTGCATCTGCACCAGCGTCAGGATTGATAGGCAGCTTCATAAAAGGCTGTGCCATAGCGATCTGACGAATTGTACCAGCAACAACTAGTTGGCGACGAATTTCGTCTTCCATGTTTGTGCTGATCTCTAGTTCCCAGTTCTTGCTGGGTAAGCGAATTGCACCACCAGCACCGCCACCACTACCAGCAGCACCAGCTGTACCACCGCTAGCATACTTAGTTGATAGATCCCTGAAATACTTTGTTTCTTCCATGGGACGCTTTGTGATCTTGCTGATAAACACAGCAGCTTGCTTTTCACCAAAGCTAACGTCGCCGTTATCACCCTTAGGATCTGTAAACTGCATACGGCTCTTTTGAATAGCCTCTAGTTCAGCAGCTTTCTCTTTTAGTGCACTCTCTAAACCTTCTAGGGCAGCTTTGTGAGTTTCTGCTTGCTCGTTAAGACGCTTCTCAACGTCGGCTAGTAAGCGCTCTGCACCTGTGTCAACTGTTTGCACTGCGGCAACAGCAGCTTTGATTTTTGCTTCTAGTGCAGCTTCTGCACGTGCGGCTTCAGCAGCTTCTGTGGCAGCTTTAGTTTGTGCTTCTACAACAGCTTTTGCAGTCTGCTCAGCAGCGGCAGCAGCAGCTTTAGCTAACATTTCTTGTAACTCTTTTGGATCCATGTTCCATTCCTCTTTGTTTGCGCTATTTGCTGGCTCGGAGTCCTCTAGCCCTTTAGCTGATTCTTCCACTGCAAATTGCTGTTTAAATAACTCGTATTCCTCTGCACTATCAAATGCTTTGGCTAAACTAAAAAGCGTATTCTGATTGGCAGGTACGCTGACTACACTGATTTCATGTAATTCTAGGTCTTTGATTAAAAATACTTCTGCTTCTGACTTATACTCTGCATCTTTGACCCTAAACCCAATACTAAACGCACTTAAGATACCCTTCTTAATTAGTTTATACACATCGCCGGCAGCATCCGTGATTGCGGCTTTAATCCACAACCCCTTTTCGTCAACTTTGTGATCAACCATCTTGCCAACAGGCATGCGCTGGTCGTGAAAGGCTAGGATAATTGGATTCTTTAAATAGTTTTCCATACCCTTGGACCAAACACTAGTAGGCACTACATCGCCTACGCGATCAGTATCATTGGTCGAGGCATAACCCTCAATCATGATTGTTTGATCACCATCATCCTGTGGCTGTGCTTTAGCGGTAAATTTAGATCCAAAGTAAATAACTTTGTTTTTTATATCCATTTACTCACCTGCTCCTTGTGGCCTACCCCCCTGTGCGGGATTGGCTGCTGAACCTGCGATGTTTGCAGGTACTCTAATAGTATCCTGACCCTCAATCTTAGGATACCTTAATTCTACTCTAGCTTCATTTGGTGTTATAACACCGCCATTGACTAGTGTGCTATGATACTTTGCTATTTCGCCTATGTCAGGCTGTAGTGCTGAGATGTTCGAGGTGATTGCTTCCACGTCATATCCAAAATATCGCTCAACGGCGGATATATACAGCTTAACAATTGGCAGTACTGTTTCCAGGTAAAATAACCGTAAATTAGGGGCAATGTTAGCATTGTTACCACCCTGCAGTAATATTGGTGGGACCCCGATGCTGGTCATTATACGCTCACCGTGTGTTTTAATTGCTTGATCAAAGTCCAGGTCGCTAAACGACTGTTCCGACAGGCGCATAGGTTTCAAGCCCGAATCCAAAATAATAGGGCGTTTACCGCCCGACTTAGCATTATATCGCTGCTGCCAGTACTGTAGTGTTTTCTCCTTGGCAACTTGAGATAAACTATTCTCCGACGTAAGTACCAGGCCAAACACCGTACCATTATCAAAAAACTTTTGCTGAAACTCCTGCATTGAAAACAGGATGTTAATATTTTCTATACAGCTCTGCAGGCGACTAGCACCGCGGTAGATACTCTCCGAATTAATATCCTTAAAGTAGAATACCTCAGTATCCTTAAACTCTACCGATCCACTATACCTAAAGCCCTTGATAAAGGTTTTAGGGTCGCTGTGTATGTCTACATTGCTGGCTGGCAGGTGGTACATAAAAGTACCGTCAAAATGTATGAAAGCATTGCCGTCTAACAACAAGTCTTTAAAAATCTCACGTCTAAAGTCTTGTGCTGATTGGTATGGATTTGGTCTGTAGTTTAGGAGTGTGTTCAATGTTTTTTGGCGAACACCTAAGGCTACACCGTCTACTACTTTATCCTTTATATCATAGTCTAGGCTAGCACAAGCTGCTACGACCATGTTTATTGATCTGTTTACTGAATCTATGTTTTTAAAGGCTTGTTGGTAGCTAAGCAATCTACCCTCAGTACCAATGGTACCGCCTTCGTCATAGTGTATTTGTTGCTGGGCTGGATTTAGCTTTTCACGAATCCAACTACTGATCTTTTCTAGTGCCACTTATTTCCCCTAAAAATTGTGAGAAATAGGAACCATAACTAGACCCACGAAAATTATCCACACCACTAACATGCTTCTCCTGCTGCAATTCAATCCAGCGTTTTTGCTTTGCAACACTACTAGGAGCTGGGCTCTTACCGTAGATGCCATGCAGTTGAACATGATGACGATTGCATAGGGTATATACAAGTTCATATATTTCTGCGTGGTGTTCAGCAATAAACTGGTCTCTGATGGCTAGCACGGCTTCATCACTACTAATGTCGACACCACCACGTTTAGCCCAAGTTTCCAGTAGATAGGTAACTGAGTGCAGGTGGTGAAGCTCCAGTTCACTAGTAGTATTACATATATAGCAGTTGGACTGTTTTTGGTAGGCTGACTTGGCCTTGTCCCTAATCCACTTAACGGCTATGCGTTTGTTTGTGTTTACCGCCACATTTTACTCCAATTTTGACTATTAT